CGGTATACTGGCCATGGGTTAAAATGTTTGATGCTTTCACAGGTAAAGATTTGTGGATGGACCCAGCAATGTTCGCTATCGGTCAAATGTGCTACACTGACGAAGTTGCAGACCCATGGTTCGCACCTGCAGGTCTCACTCGTGGACGTTTAACTAAACCAGTCGATGTTGAAGTTAAGCTAAACCAAGGTGATAGAGACGCTCTATACGGACCAGGAAATATTGTAAACCCAATCACTAAGTTTACAAGTGACGGAATCGTAATCTTTGGACAGAGAACAGCGCAAAGAGCTTCTACTGCTCTGGACCGTATAAACGTTCGTCGTATGATGATTTTCTTACGTCGTCTAGTTCTTCAAGCCACACGTCGCTTTGTGTTCGAACCTAACGACCCAATCACATGGGAACAAATTCGTAACATTCTAACACCAGCTCTAGGTGATATCCAACAACGTCGCGGAATCACATCCTTCAAGGTTGTCTGTGACGAAACTACTAACACTCCATTACGCATCGATAGAAACGAGCTTTGGTGCAAAGTGATTATCAAGCCTACGAAGACTGCAGAGATGCTTATCTTCGAGCTTAACCTCACAAATCAATCAGAAAGTGTTTAACACTATATAAAGTAAAGGAAAACTTATTATGGCTGACGGCAAATTTTATGTAGACAACGCGGTAAATCTCTTAGCAGATACGCCGCGTCTATCTCACGCTCTTGAATCATTTCGCGCATACGGGTGGGAAATACAAATCCCTCAGTTCGCAGGTGCTTTGAGCCAAGTTCCAGGATTGGAAAATAATGACAGATTAACACTGGCATGTAAAAAGATTACTCAACCAGGATTTATGGTTGAAGATATCGAAGTACATCGTGTCAATGAGAAGTTCTACTACCCAGGTAAACCTTCTCCTGACGAGATAACTGTTACCTTTGATAACTTAATCAAAGGCGATATCGCAGATGCTCTTTTTGCGTGGATTAGAAGTGTGTACGACCCAGTATATGGTATCCATTATGCAGGTCTAGGAAATGGTACTAGTGATGTAAACCAAAGCCCTGAAGGTTTAGCAGGTTTAACTCAATCTCCAATCTTTAAACGTACCGTTACTATCTGGCAATTAGACGCTCACCGTAACCCTATCACTCACGTGAATCTTTACGGCTGTTATCCTAAAGGATGGAAGCTTGGTGAATTTAACTACGAAACAAACGATTTCCATACGATTGAAATGACTCTTCGTTACGACTTCGCTGTTCAATTTACTGAAACTTCTGATATCGACCCAGTAATGTCTCCGATAGCAGTAAGCTAGAGCTAAATTAAAATTTTTTTTAGGCTTCTCTGGTAAATACTAGGGAAGCCTACTTTAATATAATATGAGCAATCTCACTACTTTTATAGACGCGTACCAAAAGACTGGAAACGAAATATCATTACATGAAGTAATGATTGATGATAGTAACGTAGCGAGTTACGCCGCAGGATTAAAAGGTATACCTGTGCCAGCTCCAGCTCCCACTATGGCTCCTGAAGGCGAAACAGTATCTGCTGCGTCTAAAAAAAGTCCAGGAACGCCTTATCAAGATAAAAACGGTAAAGTTAATTTTTTTACGATAGATGGTGCAGGTCGTTTCCCTAACGGTAACTCCTACTTCACCACGGATTTAACCGGATGGCAAACTGTAGCGGATTATTATAATAAACAAAGTGATGTGATAAACTCAGAAGAAGACGCAGATACCAATAAAAAAAGAGAACCTCAGACCGGAAACGACTTAACTGGTCCCGCTGAAGAAAATGAAAAAGCCTTACGAGCAGCCGCCCAACAAATCGGTACGGAGATAGACGAAGCTTGTGGTGACGTTTCAGACAAAGTCGATTCAAAGTTAAATACGGATGGACTTCCTGAAGGTGCGCTCGGAATAACCGGGTGCGAGCGACAACGAGATGGCGGTAAAGGAGCAAACACTGCATTTTTAAATCAATTAGTTGGTCTTGGTCGAGACGGTCGTAATAGACGTTTAGCGCAAGAAGCTGGTGATACAGCTCAAGAACGAATCGAGAATGCTACAGAGATTAAGAACCAAATAGTTTCTTTGTTTGGTATAGCTGGCAAAATGTTAAAAGATAATTTTAACCTACAACAACTTGATACTTCGGAGATGGAGTTATTATCTTGTTTAAAATTGAGAGGTACCGGGCAAACTAGAGGAGTGTGGATTTCTGGAGGAGGAGGTTGTGAAGGCGCAATCGCTGCATTAGCTACAGGCGATGGAGTCTCAGGAGATGAACGGTATGGCGTTCAGCTAGGTAACCAGAACAGCCCTTTATATCGAGCTATGCTCGCATCTCAACAACAAGAGATTATGATTCCGGACGGTAAGGATGAGAAAGGAGAGGAAAAACAAAGAAATGTAATCCAGCTTGGAACGGAGGATAATGGGTTAGCTGCTTTTTATAATGCTACATTTGGACGGATAAATGAAAAAGCTGTCAATTTAAGTTATTGTATGGAAGGAGACACTGGGCGCTCAGAAGCTGAAAATACTGAATGTATTAAAGATGCTGTTCTTGATATGGCACGAGAGATGGGAGGTTCTAACGGTATATCCAAATTATGTTCTTTTTTAGGAGATAAGTTAGAAGACCCAGAGAGCCAGTTTGATTTCGGTACGTTAGTGGATAAAGGAGCTTTCAACACAGCCGAGGAAATTTATAATCACGCCCAAGAAAATAATATTGATTTAGGACAAGATAGGGATTGTGCGAATAAAGTTATTCCTTACATGATGGCTAAAACCGTACAAAGACAAAAAGCTTTTGCTCAATCTCTACCTAAAGGAGCTACTATTGAAGGTGTAGGAACGACACGAGCCGGAGTAGACGCAGACTCTAATATAGATAATGCAGATATTATTGTCAAGTTACCAGGAGGAACAGCTGCTGATGAGAAATATCTCGATTCTCTAACGGTTAACCCTTTGTTTACAGTTACTGATGAGAAATGCCAGGGTCGTGATGATGGGCAAGGTGTAGGAGTATCTATGAAAGAAAAAACTTCAGCCAATAAAGCCATGGCTGCAGGTAGTCGTAGTGTCCGTCGAATGACAGGTGGTGACGGTAGAGAAGCTGGCGCCCGAGAAAACCTAAAATGTTATGCACGAAATGTTTGTGAGAATCATAAAAAAGCTGGAAAAGACTGTGGTCTTGAGGAAGGTTGGGAAGAAGCTGAGGCGGATTATAGAGAGGAGCGAGACACCTACGTTAACGAAAGTGTAGAAAAGATTCTAGCCATGGACTCCGCCACCTTAAAACAAATCCGTCAAGACCAAATGGCTAAAATGACTTACGCAGACGGTGAATCACAAAAAGATTTTTGGAACTTGGTTGAGAATGTAAAACAATCTAAAGGAACTCCTCAAGAAACTAACTTGGTAGAAAAGCTACGAAATCGGATTATGATAGGGAAGATGAAACGAGATTTTGATAATGATAAGCCAGGCGTTAGAGAGACTATGATGATTGATGCTTTGTATACAGGAGGCTCTACTAGAGACCAAGCGTTTCTCCAAACAGCTGAAGGTGCACCTGCTCGTGCAGGTAGAGAAAGCGATATAATTGGAACTGCAGCATTCTCTTTATTGAAGAAAGACCAAGAGATTAACTTTACCTCTCAAAGTTTTAATGCTGTAGGGATTGGTAGATTCGTTGTTAGAGTAAAAGGCGCGAATTCAGATGGGACTGGAGGAACCAATAAAGCGTTCTTTAATATAGACCCTAACCATGTAGAGGAGAATACTAAAGAGCTTACTCCTAAAGAAAGTAAAGCTGTGGGTAACTCAGCTATGAAAGCCGAAGACTTCGTTAGACAGCTTCAAGAACTCATTAAGGGGATAGATAAAATACTTCCCGTCCAAGACTAGCTCTGGTTTTACCTGAAAAGGCTTACCGACCACCACAAGAGCCATTCTTCTGGTTTTCTGGTAGATTACCATCCAATCTTTATTCGCGTGAGAGGCGTCATTCTGTGCCTGTGAAATGAAAGACTTGAAATCGCTTTTACGTTTGAACAAATCATCAAGTTGCACATCGTAACCATTTTTACATTCTACAACAAATGGGAA